GATGCAGGCGATACTATCGTTAAAGCAACTGACGGCGAAGTTGTCTTGAGTGGTTCGGAGCGTGTCATATCCCACACCGCTCACAATTTCCAAGCTTTAGCGACTTTTAATGCAGGAGCTACTTTTAATGGTAGCTTGGTGGCTAATGGCGACGTAACTCTCGGAGATTCCGGAAGCGATGGTGTCACATGGAACGCTGGCTCATGGAATATGGGCGCAAACTCTGTTGTCACGACACTTAAGGATGGCGTCGATGGTCTCAGCGGCAACGGCGCGCTGATGTTCTGGACCGGTTCGGGCGGCGACTTTATGAAGTTCCATACCAGCGGGAGCGCTAAGGGTATCGTATTCCCGCAGGAGACTTATTTGAGCAGAGCTGGTGCTCTGTCTGGCACAGCCGCCGGCCCTGGTAGTTTCTTGGCTCTAGATGTTGATAAAAAGATAATTCTTGCGACTCCTGCTGGTGGTGGTGGTGGCTCCACGGTCGATACCACAACAGATACATCTAGTGCTACGTTCTATGTACCTTTTGTTAATCAATCAACAGGTCAAAGCGGCGAAACCGTCTATATTCACGACGTCTTATCAATAAATCCGTCGTCAAGCTTAGTTAAGATTTCGGAAACCGGCAATAACGCAGCATCTTTAGTCATTAGTTCTTCTACAGGCAAGTCCATCCCTGGCGGCCGCCGGCTCGGCTCAATTGGTTTCCCGGGAGCCCCCGGCTCGACCGACACATCGACTCTCATCGCCGGAGGCTATGTCGATTTCGGCGGCGGGGATTGGGACATTCTGACGATTCACGCCCCCAACAACAACGGGGTAATTCAGATTAGTGCCTCCAATACAATATACATCGAGGGCGACGCCATTGAATTCGAGGGCTCCGTCCTCGCGAATAATGGATTCACATCAGACGGTGAGATCTCCGGATCCGAGGGGATCCTGGGCGCCACGGCAAAGTTCGGTGGTCTCAACTTCGAAGGCAACAAAGTCTTGACTTCGGATGACGGCACCATCATGTTTGGCGCCACCGCCGATCAAGATCTCCGTGCTAACTCGCTCTTCCTTTCTGGCGGACTTGAGGTCGGCGGCAATGCCACTATTGGTAATAGCACAGATGACAGTGTTACATGGAAGGGCAACAGCTGTGACTTCACGAACAGTGATAAGATTTGGAAGCTTGCTGATAATTCCGACGGCTTCGGGGGCAACGGCCCACTGTTGATATTTACTGGTTCCGGTGGAGACCTTCTCAAGTTCAGTACCAGCGGCTCTCGAAAAGGCGTTGTTTTCCCCACGACATTCTATCCCGGTAGTGATAACGGCGCTGACATAGGTGATTCAACATACCGGTTTGGAAATTTATATCTAGCTGATACGGCCGTAATCCACAAAGGCGTGGTGATTGGTACCGGCTCCGCTCCTATGATTACTTTGGATGTCCACTATACCGGTAGCGGATCCCCAGTAAACCTTTCAAACGATACCGGTGGCGGCGAGGTGGTTTATTTTGGTACTTCCTCGGCTGGTCTGAGTACTGGCGCCGTTTATTTTCTAAATAAGCAGGGGGGTTGGCAATCGGTTGATAGTGCCACAACCGGTAGTGGCCACAATCAGCTGTTGGGCATAGCTTTGGGTACCAAAGCAGCTGACCATGGCGTTCTGGTTAGAGGATACTTCGATGTGCATACTCACTATTCAGGATCCTTTATTAAGGGGGGCGCCGTATATATCCAATCGAGTAGCGCGGGACGAACCACTACGGGTGGCGGCTATCTAAGTGGCGCCGCCCCGTCTGCCGCCGATTCATATGTTAGAGTTGTGGGGTATGGGACAGACACCGCCAATGTGATTTATTTTAATCCGGACAGTACATATGTCGAGTTAGGGTAATGGCCACCAGTTTTAAAGTATCAGGAGTTGATACTTATGATATAAAAACTCTTTCAGGAGTTGAGGTTATTAGCGACTGGGAAGTTGTTAAAGAATTTGATTTTACAAAAGCGTCAGACCATACATTTGCTGATGGAGTTGCTGAAGCATTTGGGGGCGTCAACTGGGTATGCCAAAACCTATCAACTTATGGGGGCGTCGATTCATATATAAAATTTATTGAGGGAACGGGACTCCAAATTTTTATTACCGGCTCTTCCGCCGCCGATAGTAATTTTTACTGGAGAACTATGACTGCCCCTCTTTTACAGGCTCAAGTATCAGATATTGCCACAGCCGCCGGCGTATCGTTCTCTGCCGAAGATACTCTTTGTTATCAGGTGCTACTCGCACCCACAACTTTTCATAATGTTGGACGAACCGTAAGCAACCCCGGGAACCCGTATGATGGAACTACCCAGGATGCTAATAATCTACAGCAGCGCCTTATAATTTCTGATGGAAGTTACGGTACCGCCACCAGTGCGCTTTTCTGTACAGCCGCCCCGTGGCTGAGTTCGTCGATAACTCCACATACTGCTAGTTGGTCGACCCGCCTCGGCGGCGCCCGCCCGCTCGGTGACTCCAACGCTACTCCGGGCTCCCCCGTCGACGACGTTCAAATCGGTGGCTCTTCTACAAAATGGCCACGGTGTATGGAAATACTCGCCGCTCCAGGAGCCGGCTATCTAACTTCAATGGCGCATACGAGTTCAACCGGCAAAACTATTACAAATTTCCCGAGGCCTCTTACTATGACTTACCGTTCTTCCGGGACTATGTCGTGGCAGGTACAGCAGAATGTTACTAACAATCCAGGCGTAAGTCCTTCATATGCGCTGCGGCATTCTAATTCATATGTAGCTATGTCTGCGAATATTGTATTGTGGAACGGCATCCCGGGCTCGTACGGTCCCGGCACCCCCTTCTATATATCCGCAGGTATAACGGCTACGTTTACTAAATTGCGTATCTTAAGGAGGTTGCCAAATGGCCAAGGTTAAGGGATTCGGAGGTGCCCCGCTGACTCAACCCTGGGAAGTCGTTAAAGAATTTGATTTTACATCTCATGTCGGCACGAAAAGCTTTACAGAGGGCGAAACTTATGAATGGGAGGGCGTCGACTGGACATGCCGCAATTTAGAATATTATGGTACAAGTATGCAACTTATTAATGGTACTGGCTTAAAAATCAAAGTTGATGGTGCCGATACCGACCCGCACGCAAATTGGTACTACAGATGGATGAGCTGCCCTCTCCTTTCAGCATCTGTGGGCGATATTGTTTCTGACTATGATGCTTCCGATACCATTTGCATTCAGGTGCTTTTAACAAGCTCTTTTGGGGGATCCTACTCAACCGGTGACGGACAATATGGAGGTAGTTTTTTGGTCATGACAGATGGTGGCTATGGCCCAGATCCTGCCACGTCGCCTGAACCTCCGGAGGACACCACAGGAAATTGGTGTTCAATGGGAATGTATAATAATGGCGATTCTGACCATACGGCAATGTATATGCGCACAGGAGATCGCGAAGCTGCCCCCGCGGGCCCGCTCTATGGTGAGGATACCGCCGGCGCACTTTTCCCAACTTTTTACGAGATGGTTGTGTTGCCGGCATGCACTTTTATTGGATCCGGCGCCACAACTGGTTCTGCTGGCGCCGATATCACAGAATTTCCCGACCCTTTGTCGACAACGGAGTTCCGCGCTAGCGCACACAGGCAATCGAAATATTCCTATTTGATAGATAATATGCCCGGTGGGGACCCGCCCCCAGCTCGATCGTCGAACTCAACGAGTGATGCATCTCCTTCCTATGATCTTAGACCATCTAACCTAAAAGCATGTTTAAGCACCCGGGTGTATTATCACTTAGCAGGCGCAACCATGAACATTGTAACAACTTTTACTAAAATGCGCGTACTTAGGAGACCGCGTCATGACTTATAAAGAGAAAAACACTGATCCGGATAGCACATATGTAGAGTTGTCTAATGACTAAGAGGTGTATTTAGATGTGGGGGCCTAATAATGTCAGATTATAAAGTTATTAGTACCGCAGCCGCCGCCGATATCAAAATCATATCAAATATTGCTGTAGCAGATATTCGTTCAGTTACTGGAGATGCCAAGCAACCTAGCAGCGGCTTTGAGGGCGAGTACGATTTAGACAATATTGAAAAATTTACTAGTATCAACAATATGAATTACGGATCGAGGACGAGCGGGTGGAAGGGGCCTTGGGTCGGAATCGGCAAGACGGCCCTCGCTACCGGGTGGGCTTCTGCTTGCAGGTCGGTTGCTGAAATATCAGGCGAGGTCGGCGGTACCGCCTATGTCCAGTGGAAAAATGATAAAGGCTACAACACCTCTTGGGATCTACTGGTTGGCCTAGGCTATGTAGATAATGATAATTGTGGCGGCGCGGACCCGCGCGATTGGTTAACGTGGACGTGGCACCTTACTGCTGGTGGGACTCAAATGTACTGCGGAACGTGCCCCGGTGTCGAGTACGCTGATGTTTATCAAAATTGGACCAATGGAGTCACCGCGAACAACACCAACTATCGAACATGTAGGCTTGAGATTAACGCCGGCAACGTGAGTTGGAAGTATAGTGATGATGCAGAGGTGAGCTGGACAACAATGTATACCTCTCCCAGGACTGTTGATATAGCAGGAAATAGTAATTTAGTTGCTTGCGTTGCGGTAAATGCACCTCACGGATATGGGGGAACCCCCGAGAACCTTAAACTCTACGGAAATCTAGTTAATACATAACATATTTGGTAACTCAATGGTCAATAAAATAATTGAAATTACAAAATGATAACTATTAGTCATTTCTTAGTCATTTCACCACTTTATTTACTAGTTATTAGTGGAAATTTATCTTTGGAGTAGTCTATGTCATCCTTATTAGAAGAAGCAATTGTTGATGCGGCAGCATTGAAAGAAGCAGCCCTCAAAAATGCAGAGGCCTCTGTCCTAGAAAAGTATTCTACGGAAGTGCGTAGTGCAATAACCACACTCTTAGAGCAAGATGAATTAGGAGGCGAGCTTGGCGGCGAGATGGGAATGGATATGGGAGCCGATCTGGGCGCCCCGGTACCGGCCGGATCCGCAGGTAAGCTCGATTCGTCTTTCATGAAAGATCTTCCCCTGGCGTTCCAAACTGAGGAACTTGACGGCCCCCCCGAGAACGAACTTATTGAAATTGACTTTGACGCCCTCAAGGCCCGTATTGCTGAAGAAGAAGAAGCAGGAGTCGAGCCCGAGCCGGCTGAACTGCTGGAAGCAGAAGCAGTGGCTGAAGAACTCGACGAAGCGCAAGGAGGCGATTCCTCCTTTTACACCGAACCAATTGGTGACACAGAGGAAAAAGCCGCCGAAGAAGGTGAAGAGGGCGGTCCCAAAGGCGAGCAGGTTGCGGACGATGAGGCTGAGGCATCAATGGGAATCAAAGATCCTGCGGTGACCTCGGAAGATGTTGAACTGGACGAAGATCTCCTCAACGCGATCGTTGAAGAACTCGTTGTCGATATGGTCCCGCGCCCCCAAGGGTGGTCATCTCTCGGCTCGGCTGATAATAGCATCGAGCAGGCCAACAACGATGCGATGGCAGCGGCAATGGCTGCCCACGGTGAACCCCTCGAAGAGGAAGAAGAGGATTTGTCCACCGCCCCAGACGTCGTCTCCGACGACGCATTTTTTGAATCAAAAAATAGGGATCTCAAGAAGACTAATAACGACTTGAGGTTACTATTAAAAGAAGCTAAGTATCAACTTACTAAGATGAACTTAGCGAATGCGAAGCTTGTTTATCAAAACAAGGCACTCAGCAGCTCCTCCTTGAATGAGCGACAAACTAATAGAATTGTCGAAGCTGTTCGGAACGCTAAATCGGTAGAAGAAGCAAAAGTTATATTTGAAACTGTGGAAAGCACAGTGGGGGCCGCGATTGATCATCGTACTCGCCCACAATCACTGCGCGAAGCTGTTACAAGACCAACTTCTGTGCTTCTAAGCTCCCGTAAAAGCGAAGCTACCTATGATCCCAATGTGGATCGTATGTTGCGCTTAGCAGGCTTAAAGAAACAATAAACTATTAGGAGGTATATTAAAAATGTCTATTGTTAAAAAACTAACTGAAGGTATCGTTAATCGTGACCTCGCTCAGGAAGGGGCTGCACTCATTGGAAAGTGGGAGCAGACCGGACTTCTTGAGGGTCTTCACAACGATCACGTTCGGAACGGAATGGCGCGTTTGCTTGAGAACCAAGCAAAAGAGCTACTCCGTGAAACCAGCAGCATGGCTGTTGGTGATGTCGAGGGTTTCGCAGCTGTTGCGTTCCCCCTCGTTCGCCGTGTATTCGGCGCTTTGATTGCTAACGAACTCGTTAGTGTTCAGCCGATGAGTTTGCCCTCGGGCCTCATCTTCTTCCTTGACTTTGTTTTCTCCGCCAATATTGGTGGGGGGAATGCTGGTGAGCCTCGATTGGGTAACCCCATCGATACTTCCATTTATGGTCAGGGACGTGTTGGTGCGCAAATCATTAGTGGTGCGCTCCTTAACTCGGGTAGTACCCCGCAGCAGGGTCCTTATGCCCTGAACAACGGTTACTCCTCGCCAACTGGTTCTCAACAAATAAACCTTGGGAATGTTGCCGATGGCTCTCAGGTTAGTGGTACGTTCGGTAGTGGGAATAATCTACTCGATCGTCTTTGCTCGTATGATCCGGATCTTGTTTCCGGTTCTACTGTAGTTTGTGTGATGAGTATTACCTCATCCCAGTTTGCAAACTTCAACTATGATGATCTGGTTGCACTTACCATTGGTTCTGGTAGTGAGCATAACGCTCGCGCTGGCCAGCTTCCCAACGGTACGTTCCATCAGCGTCGCTTGACGACTTTCTCGGGCAGTGCTCGTGGAACTGGTGCTACGCTGAACGTCGTGTTTACTAATGATACCGGTCGTAATCTCTCTAATGTTATGTCCGATATCACCGGTGCACTCGTCGAGGCCACTTGGCCGAGGCGAGATGTGTTCGCCACTGGCGGCGCCCTCGGCTCCGTTGTTGGTGCCACTCCCTGGTCTCTTGAAGGTAGCGACTACATCCCCGAAATCGACATCAAAATCGATTCCGTGGCTGTCACTGCTATCACCAAGAAGCTCAAGGCTAAGTGGACTCCGGAATTGGGACAAGATCTCAATGCCTACCACAACCTTGATGCCGAGGTCGAGCTAACTCAGATTCTGTCTGAGCAGATCGCTCTCGAAATTGACCAAGAGATCCTCACAGATCTCATCAAGGGTGCAACGGCTGATACTCGGTATTGGTCGCGTAGTCCTGGTCTGTTCGTGGTTGCCGCGACTGGTGCCGCACGCTCTAACGCTAGTGGTCCCCCGGATTTCACTGGTAACGTGAGCGAGTGGTACGAGACTCTCGTTGAAGCAATCAACGATGTGTCAGCTCAGATCCACCGGAAGACTCTCCGTGGTGCTGCCAACTTTGTCGTCTGCGGACCCGAAGTTGCCAACATCCTTGAGTTCACCGCTGGTTTCCGTGCAAACGTAACCGCTGATAGTGACAAGGGTGAGATTGGTGCCGTTAAGGTTGGTTCACTGTCTAAGAAGTTCGACGTTATTGTCGATCCCTATTTCGTACGTAACTTGGTCCTAGTTGGCCGACGTGGAAGTAGCTTCCTGGAGAGTGGATATGTCTATGCGCCGTATGTGCCGCTACAGACTACGCCTACTATCTTTGGTGTTGAAGACTTCGTGCCCCGTAAAGGTGTCATGACGCGATACGCCAAGCAGATGGTGCGCCCCGATATGTATGGTCTAGTAATTATACGTGACCTGTAAGAGTAGACTTTAGAGTCAACTTTTTGAAAGCCCCGTCTCTTTTGAGGCGGGGCTTTCTATTTAGTAATAGCCTATGAGGGACAATGAATGGCCATACCAAAATTAAATCCGGCTTCCACCACTAATTCCAATGTTTTACCTGTTACAGGCACTACCGGCAATGTTGCCGCGACCCTCCCATTTGGAGTGTATGCCGGCTCCACGGATTTCTTATCTGGGGCTGCTGATCAAGTCGCTTATACGTATAAAAAATTAGGTGGTGATGTACTGGACATCGAGCTAACCCAAGGAAACGTCTATTCTGCTTATGAAGAGGCTGTTCTTGAATACTCTTATATCCTTAATATCCATCAGAGTAAAAATTCGATCTCGGATTTGTTGGGGGCCACGACAGCTTCTTTTGATTCTAAGGGTCGCATTAAAAGCGGCGACTCTCTTTCCGGCTCCAACGTAGAACTACGATTTCCCTCTTATGACTATGGATATATCCGGCGCATAGCTAACCAGCGCATTACCGAAGTGGGCCTGGGTGGCATCGAGCCCATTTATTCGGCCTCTATTGCCCGAGTCACTGATGAACAAGATTACGATCTACAACAAATTATTTCTGCATCGGCTGCTACCGACACAAATGTACCCTACTATGGAAAGGTGGGAAACAACCGTGTCATCATTCGAAAGGTCTTTTTTAAAACCCCGCGCGCCATGTGGCGTTTTTATGGCTATTATGGCGGCTTCTCGGTGGTAGGTAATATGAGAACCTATGGGCAATACGCCGATGATTCAACATTTGAAGTTGTTCCTACCTGGCAAAATAAACTACAAGCGATGGCCTACGAAGATGCGCTATGGACGCGGATTTCACACTATTCATACGAGATCCAAGACAATAAGATCCGTATTTTCCCAGTTCCCGACGACACAAGCCCCGAGAACTTCTGGGTACAATTTACTGTCGAGAACCGAGAACCGTGGGCCAACGTCGCCGGCCAACCAAATTCTGGGAAGAAGGGTGTTAACAATATGAACACCCTCCCCTTCAGCAATATTCCCTTTAATAGTATTAACGCTATTGGCAAACAGTGGATTAGACGATTTGCATTGGCGCTCGCCAAGGAGATGCTGGGACAGATACGAGGCAAGTTTAGTACAGTTCCGATCCCCGGCGAATCAGTAACTCTCAATTTCGCAGACCTTCTGTCTCAAGCAAAAGCCGAGCAAGATGCTTTAAGAGATGAGTTGAAGACCACACTGGATGAACTCACGTATGCGAAGGTGGCCGAGATGGAAGCCGCCGTCTCGACGGCAGCGGAAGGGGTCTTGGCGTCGGTACCTGCTGGCATCTACGTAGGGTAGATAGATGGCCGAAGATCCTAAAAATAAATGGTCTCAGCCAGACGCTCCGCCTCCTCCCATGTTCTTTGGGAAGAAGGAACGAGATCTTGTTAAGCAGGTTAATGATGAATTAGCCGAAAGAGTAATTGGGCAAACTATTGCTTATTACCCTATCAGCGTAGAACACTCAGATTATCATGGGGTGTATGGGGAATCAATTAATAAGATATCGTTGCCTCCTATTCGTGTTTACGCATACGTGGTGGTGGAGAATGAACAAACAAATGATCGTTATGGCTATGAGTATCTCACCAAGCTGACAGTTAATTTTCACAGAAAACGGCTCACTGCCGATCAAGACCTCTATGTAAGGGTAGGAGACTTTGTTCAGTACGGTGAGGAATTTTACGAAATCGTGAGAACCTATAATGATACAAGGTACTATTTTGGCCAAGTGGAACATAAATTCCAAGTAACCGCAGAGTGTATTAAGGCCAGAGAGGGGAATTTCCGTGTCAAAGAGTAAAAGAAAGGATCGTCGCACTCAAGCAGAGATCCAAAACAAACCTGCATTACGCTGGGCCTATGTCGGAGCCCCAAAAGTTGAAGAACAACTTCAAGAAGTTACCTTTATGCCCTCGAAACTAGAGACTATTGATGCCGCAATGGTCCATTTTGTTAACAACGCAGTCAACCTGTCGGTCACTACAAACGAAGGATTTCAAAAGGTTCCGGTCATTTGGTCCTCCGCGGAGCGCTCATTTCAGATCAAACACCAAGGCCAACGCGATCTACGCGACAAAACTGGTGCTTTGACGTTGCCTCTCGTAACTGTTGCACGCGCTTCTGTTGTTAAAGACCCTACACGCAAGGGAATTCCTTACGCCAACATCTACCCCATTAACGATGCTAAGGGGGGCACCATCACTGTAGCGCGCCGAATTAATCAAG